AAGGGAAAAGACCGTTTGAGATTTGGTTGATATGGAAGATTGAAATCTGCTTATCCAACTCAATGTAGTTGATAGCAGACCAATAGTCAGGGCGTGGGTAGGTATCACTGCCAGTGTACGTAAAACACCAATAGATTTGGCGTGGTTCTTCAGTACGTGTTAGGTAGTTATACTTCGGTATGAATTCGGGCGTGTTCTTCTTCTTACGAATATTGCCCCAATCATAGCTGTGGAAGATACCTATTTCGCTTTCGTCATCTTGACTGATTGCAATACGGCATTCTTCAAATGGAATTGGATTTAGCTTGCTAATCACCGTGCGGTCATTGCTCCAAATCACTTCGATAAAAAAACCGCCAAACAACTTCAAGTCCTTTGCGCATGCATAGGTCAAAGTATCCACATTGAGTGCATCGAGTTCCGCCTGATATTGCTCAGACTGGATACCCTTACCCGCAATCATATCACCAATGGCCACAACAAGTGAACCATGCACTGGTGATTCGTGCGATAGGTCACGTAGGTACTGCGGAAAGTCGTTTGCATCTCCGTAGTTTACCCATCCTTTGCGGTCTACTTTTTCTGCATCGCTCTTAGCTACGTATTCACTAAGCTTCAGCGATACTATATTCGATTCGTTATGGCTCATATATTATATCGTTTGGTATGGTATTGATAGGTACATCAAACCAACTTGTATTGTCATTTAAAACAGCATATCCACGCTCCACAATACCAACAACAGCAGCGTTTGTCGGATTAGTATTAACTGCAGAATTTTGGCCGTACACTTCATAGCGGTATCTACCCGCCAAAGTTAAGCCAATCGTGGTAATAGTCAGATGTGTTACACGTACCGATTCACTAACAATCGTTGCAACCTGTGCAAGCTTGTTTCCGGTAGTGCTATTCTCTTCGTGTGTGAGAATAATAAGATAGTTTGTGAATGCTGTGCTGTAGTACTGCCGTGCTTCATCTAATGAAAGATACACTTGTTGATTAGCAGTATTGGTATTTAAGTAGATCATTAGCCTTTTATTTAAAAAGGGGCAAGTGTAAACCTGCCCCCTTTACAATACAACAAGAACACAAACGGAAACAATTCTTAGTAAGCAGGGCTTACAGTAATACCCGGGAAGTTATCGAAAGGTACTGAAGTGAACGGCTCAAGGTGTACAGCAGGAGCAAGCTCTTCTGCAATAGTAGTCACCTGATAACCCATAAGGTCTGCTTTCTGCTGTCCTGATTGAACAGAACCAGCAGTCAATTGTGAACCTTCACCCGCACCAATCAAAAGAATTTGGTCATCGTTGGTACGAACAAACACAACCATCTTCGCCTTTGCAACATTCAAGAATTCGTTGCGCATATCTTGATTCAACTTACCGAAAGTCCAACCAACTTCTTGTGAAAAGTACAAAGTACCTGTCTCAAGATTCTTGTTCACGGTCTCAATGTAAGAACCGCTGTTGCGGAATGGAACGTAACGATAGATAGTTGCAGTAGGCAATCCATCTACTTCACCATCTGTACCACCATAAGTGATGCCCGATGTAAAGTCATCGTAGTTAGCAATCAATACTTCCTTAACACCACCGATACCTTCAAGGCATCCGAGGGTAAAGCCGCTAGTTAATTCACAAGCCATGTTTATATAGTTTTAAAAGGGGGCTGTTACACCCCCTTGATTATTAATTATGCTCCCCAGTAGGTGATATCTTCACCAACTGCAATCTGCGCTCCGAGGTAGAAGCGTGCGCCATAGCGTACGTTTTGTGAACCATCCAAGTTCTGCATGTCCAAGATGAACACTTCGTTCATTTGGTTCTCTTGCCATGTACCGAGCATCAAGTTGCTTGGCTGAGAGAAGATGATGTTGTTTGCAGTCATTCCTGGACACACATAGATTTCGTACATTCCTACGAAACGACGATTAACCTCTGGTCCACCTGTCAAGTACCAACCATTGCCATCAGCAATTTGCGCTTGCATGTAAGCTTCCCATGCAGCCTGTCCCATGTAAAGTGCAGGCTTTTCAGCAGCACCTTTTACGGCAGCAGGAGCAGTGTTGATTACATCCCAAATGGTAGCGATGATGTTAGTGTCGTTCAATGCGCCTGAACCTGCAGATACAGCACCTGAACCACCTGCCTTAATCAAAGTTTCAAAACCATCGTACTGACCTGCAGTTGCGTTAACGCCTGACCACATGATGGTCTCGTTAGCAGCAGCAATACCACCAACCAAGCGACCAATGATAGCGTCTTGGATTTGGGTGTTTACACGACCGCTCATTACATCGGCAGTTGTCCAGTCAATGAAGAAATCCTTCTTACAAATTTGGCGTTGAACTTGGAACTCTTCCAAAGTCAAGATGCGCTCAGTCAAAGTGATCGTGCCTGTTGGCGTGAAATCACAAGTGCCTGCGGCAAATGTTACAGTGTCATCAATTTTACGTACTACTGATTTGTAAGGTACGTTAGGCTTCATTGTCACATACTGTGCAGATACGTTTGACAAGAGTGCCTTTGCTACGATTTCACCAGCTAATTCACCTGCATAGGTGGTGGTGAGTGAAGTTGTTGTTGGCATTTTAAATTTAAATTATGAGGTGAATTAATTTACTTTTTAGAACGGATGCTTTCCATGAAGTCGCTGAATGATGAACCATTCGATGCAACAACAGGCGCAGCATTTTTCTTAAACTCTTGTGATTTAACAGAAGGAACAGCAGGTGCTTTCTTAACCGAAGCAAGTTCAGCTTTAACTGTTTCAACTTCATTCTTTGCAGATTCAACGGCTGCGCTTAGTTCAGTCTTTTCAGTTTCAAGTGCAGCAATGCGCTCCGACAATGAACCGATAACGGCAACAAGGTCTTCGCTGCTCATTTCAGTTGATTGTTCTTCGCGTTCGATTTCGGCAACAAGACCATCTTCGCCTACTACGACTTTGGTCACACCGTCTTCAAGGATGTATTCGCCTGCGGGAACCGGCACTGGGTTACCTTCAGCATCCTGTGTGTAGATATCCACACCGACTACCCACTCATCAGCGGTAGAATAGATTTTAGTACCATCGTTCAAAGTACCTTCAACTGCAAACTTTACTTCCGTTGCAGCAGCTTCTTCTTCGAACTTGATACCAACGCTTGAAGGATCAATGCCGTATTTGCTGAATACGGATTTGATTTGTTCTTTTATGTTTGACATCGATTTATATTTGGGTATAGTAGCAAAAACGCGATTTTGTTACATGCCAAATCCTTCTTACCTTAGCCGTATAAATAAATACACCTATTATGAAAAAGCCAGCAGAAACGTTTACTAAGAAGATTTCAGTGAGATTAACCGATAAGCAATACAAGATGGTTGTGAAAAATGCCAAAGCATCGAAGATGTCAATGGCAGAATACAGCCGCGCATGTATGCTGTAGTAGATTAGTTTAGATTGTAAAAAAGAAGGGACTCGTTAGTCCCTTTCTTTTTAATGTTAAAACCTAAAACCAATTTTATCACGATAACATGGCGAAGATACACATAAATTTTACTTCACCAAACCACTAATGATATTTTCTAACTCAAGCACTAATTCGGCTTCGTAGTTCTTCACGCCACTCATGGCAACACCTACTTCGTTAAAGAAACCTTCGATGCTATAGCCACGCACCTTCCCTTCTTTAACATCATTCCACACATGGTCTTCATCAACCTTTGTTCCTATGAACCATGTGCCATCAGGTAGTTCAGGCAATCCAAGTTGAATTGACTTATCATGCTTGCCTTCTTTTATCCATGATTCTACCACTGTTACTCCTGTAACTGGTATTTCGTGCTGTAGATTGGTAGTGTGTTGCAGATTCTTCTTAAAGAATTGATGCGCGATTGCGCTCACTGTTGCCTTTTCAAAGTACACATAGTAAGGTTCACCCTTTTCGTCATAGCGAAGTATCTGCTTATCCGGTATCAATGCAGGACCATACAACATTCTGCGTTCATCGTCTACTTTGGCAAGCTGCATCTTGCTTAATGCTATCCAATTTTCTTCGATAGCTGGACTATCCACAAGCCCCATTGCAGTTATTCCCAAACGACCTTCTTCGTCGATTACACACTTAACGATTTTTCTC